AACACCAACGGCCTGAGGACCGAAGAAGAAGCCCTGAGCAACGTCTTGGTTGGAGTAAGAAGCGGGAGTAGCGAAGCTAGCCGAGATTTGCTTGTTGGGGAAGTTGGTCGATTCGAAGAACTTCACGCCTTCAAACTGAACACCAGTCGGCATAACAGGCTCACCAGCCAGGAAATAACCCTGACCAGCTTGGGGGCCCATGTAGAAGCTGGCGTTGTTAGGCATCATGGGGTTACCCATGTACATGCCTTGACCAGGATTACCGGAGTAACGAGCGATCTCACGGAAGTCGGGGTCACGACGCAGGTGCATCATGAACACGGGATCACAAATGCAGCGATACAGACCGTCAGCGAAGGTAGGAACGTTGCGCTTACGCAGGTCCTTGACAACATTCAGCAGGTCTGTACGGACAGAGAACTGCTGCAGGTCAGCAGTGTACTCATTGGCAGTGTAGGTAACTTGACCAGAAGAGTTCTTGGTCTTACCACCAGGGAAGTAGTAACCACCTTGGGTGCTAGAAGCGGCACCATTGGCTTCTGCTTTGGACAGTTCGTCAATGAAGACGCGGTCACGCCAACGACGATAGTCATCCAGCAGGGTGAGGCTACCGATCGACTGGTGGAACATGTTGAGATTACCGGTGTCCAGCAGAAGGCGCTGAGCGGTAATCAGGGTTTCGCGAGCAATCTTAAAGGTTGAAGGCTGGGTCGGGTCGCCAGGATCAGCAGGACCGGTGTATTCGTTAAGCACCACCAGGACTTTTTCCTTGGTGATGTTACGGCTGTTAGCGGTACCGATCGTTTGATCAGCCACGCGAGCACGGCTGTCCTTGGTCCCAGGGTTGCCCCAGAACTTATAGCGATCAAGTTGAACGGTTTGACCGGGTTGGCGAGTAAAGTCGTGGACAACCACGGGCTCTACGGCCATCTCACAGATATAGGCAGGGTGAGGGCGATACAGCTCAGCACCCAGAATCTTAGGGAAGTCGTTCTCCTGGTCTCTAGTTTCTTAGAGGGGTGGACTATCTCTTCATCCCTGTGGGATGCCGGACGCTAAATCTGGTATTACGTAACAAGAGCGTGTTACCCCCAGTAGTCTCTGCGCCTTCCAATCACGCTTGATTGGCTTGGCTCAGGATTACCCTCGTCTTTACGTTAGGGCTTCCCTGAATTCATCCGGTTTGCACTCACCAATTGCTCGATGAGGTGACAACGTTGAGCGTTCAGTTGAGGTATAGTAAGCCTGGAAACCTGTTCATAAACAACATGGAACCAAAACTTGTACCTGGATTTGGTAATCTTTACTTAACTAAAGATGGAGAGGCTTTTGAAAAACGTCTTGATCCTGATAATCAAGAATATTTTAAAAGGGTTCCCATCAGTTCAACCAGTTCTTATGATCGTATTTCAGTTCTTGTTAATGGAAAAAGAAAACGTTTTCATCTTCATGTTTTGATGGCAGTGGCTTTTTTAGGATTAGATCTTCGTTCTCATGGAACAAATAACTTTTCCCTTCAAGTAGACCACATTGACAACAACAAGAGAAACAATAAGATTGAAAATCTTGAAATTGTTACCAAACAAGAAAATTTAACAAGAGCCTGGAAAACGGGTTGTTACAAGAACAATGGTTTTGCCAGTAAAGGAAAGCCGAAGAATTCTTTGAGAAAGTTTTCTTCAGACGATGTGGCCAGAATTAAAACCTTAAAAGAAGCGGGACTTTCTTATAGAAAGATTGCTGAAAAGTTTAACTGTGGCCATGTAGCTATTTACCAAATCATTAAAGGTAATACCTACCAGGATCTGAACTAGCTATCAAGAAACACGTTTATTTATCCTCCAAAGGTAGGACTTTTTATCAGGTGAAAGATTCGGTCTTTGACCTCATCTAAAAAAAGTATAGCAGTTGATAATTTATCAACCAAGATATTTAAGCGTAGGAGTATAACTCCGGGCCGATGGCGTGTTACTAGAAGTAGCTCGCTCAGGATCAGAGATTGTATTTTGTTGGAATCCTGGGACACCCATTGAAGCTGGGATAGCACCAAGAGCAACACCACCCAAGCCAGCTGCAAGTGTAGAGGCAGGAACAAGACCTGCGGCGACACCTTTACCAAGATTGCGGGTATTTACATTACCTGCTGCTTCTGCAGCGTTCAAAAGAACAGCTTGACGTTTACCACCTTCACGGTTTTTTACCGCAGCGTTAAGGAGCATTTCTTGCATCTCTTGTGGCATATACTTGCCAGCAAGACCGCGAGCACCAAGTAAACCTGCGTAACCACCAGCAGCTCCACCAAGTCCAGCGAGAACTGCTGAACCTGGATCTTCACCTTGAGAAAGGGCGTAGCCGCCGGTAGCTAAACCAGCGGCAGCGGGGATACCATATTTAAGAGCGGCTCTCATGGCCTCACTCCATCACAAACAGTTTGTTTGCCAGGACTTGAGGCTGAGCTTGGTTAATGACGCGCCAGGCATTCTGGGGGTCACGAGCCATCATCTCGTTAAAAGAGCCCCAGAAGTTTTCAGGTTGCTGAGGAGCGGCTGCAGCAGGAGGAGCAGGGAACTGACCACCGTACTGAGGATCAACAGGAGCAGTGCGATAACCAGGAGTTTCGAGTTGCTGCTCACTTTCGTACACAGGGTACGGACCTTCAGGACCAAAGAACTTCAGCGTGTAATCACTAAGAACATCGGGGTTGGTCAGGATTTCGTTATAAGCCAGGTTCTCCTGGTGCTCATTAACGGCAAACTCAGCGTAACCCTTGATGGTATCAGCGGCGCGATTTCCCCACGCGACGGCGCTGTCCAGCATCCCTTCCAGATTTAGGGCGTAGTTGTTCAGAATTGCCGGTGTCTCGATTCCGAACGCGTCCATCACCTGGCGACTTTCCTGGCTCATTCCCACCAGGTCGGCCACCTGTTCCAAGGAGACTGTCGAGGAGGTTTGGGAAGAGTTGGGCGAGTATGCCTGGTTGGGCGACCAAGTCTGCGGAGCCGATGGTTGCGTAGCTTGGTACGTCTGACCGAAGTTCGCCGGTGCGTACTGCGGAGTCGGTACTGAGGGTTGACCCTGGAACGGGGATTGGACTGGTGCGCTCAGCAGGTTCACCACCTTGTTGAACGCCGATTCCCATGGATTGCCCTGGGGCGCTTCCGGTTGGGATTGGGGGGCGTACTGAGTAGGGGCTGATTGGTAACTGGGGGCTGCCTGAGGTACCGCTTGGGGGTAGCTGGTACCCACCTGGTACGCCTGTGGTGCCACCTGGTAATTGACCGGTTGGCTGGACGGAGCCGGTGCCACGTAGCTGCTGGGAGCGACTGCCGCCGGTACTTGGCTCGTCTGTGGGATCGACTGGACGGTAGCGTCCTGCATAACTCATCTCCTTTTGTAATGCTTCAAGAGTTCGATACAGATATGGGGTTAAATCCAATCGTGGATCTGCAGCCATCGGTAAATCCGGTGATTGCGGATGAGGAGTCTGCATCATGCCCCCCACCAGGCGTGCGAACGAAGAATATGCATTCTGCAGTTCACCCACCATCCTGAACGGGAACCCAGATAACATCTCGGCCCGTTCCTCATCCGTTTTTGACGGAAAGAGGTATTTCAGTGCTTCAATGCTATCAACACCTAATTCTTGCAAGTTTCTAACAACAATCGAGTTGTTAAGAATATCTTGCGTTGAATCTTCGTACACTGGTCCGAGCCAGCGCCATTGAATAGTTAAATCCCCATCAGGGATCAAACCAAGAACACCAGGTGGAATTTGTTGTGTACGCACACAAGCCATCATCAATTGCTTGATGCGATCCTCAAAACCAACCAGAGCTTCTTTATACATCTGAACAATGCTTTCATCTGCATCGTCATCTGGTTCCACAGGTTTTTCTAAACCTGCGGCGGCGGCAAGTGTCTCACGGAACAAACGTTCTTCTTGGAAAATGATTAGTTCCAGACAGCGGCAAATACCGTAAGTATAAATAGAATTTGCTTTTTTCTTAGATGTAGCAGCAACACGACCAAACAGTGACTTGTACTCAGTTGCAGTCACACCAGCGGAAATTGACAACTCGTCAACGCCACCAAGTGCTGTACGAATCTCCTCTCGATATTGACGAGCAAACGCGTTTTGATCTCCTGTGATCGCATCTGGAACAATGTAACCAACTCGATCATTCGGCTCTAGGTTGGCAATAATTCTTGGAACACGAATCTGACCATCCATTCCACGGCTGATCGGATCAGCCTTAAACATGGAACGACTAAGAGATGATGGGCTAGCAAACCCTGAGTTGGCAGCGATTGATGGACGCTGTACCACGCCTTCTCCACCTGATTCGATTAGGTCAGTCTTGGGACGAGACGAAAGAAGAGTTGGGTTGCCAAAGAACTGAACATTCTTTCGCATTGTACGAATCATCTCGTCATGCGTAACGATGTGATTAGCAAGTGCATCAAATTCACCAACACCTTCAGTAGAAAATCCTTTGGGGTTGTTAAAGATCTCTACACAAGGAATAAATCCAAGAGTGTTGCGATAAGTTTTTGTTTTGCCTGGTACCACAGAGACAGGCTGATCAAAAGAGAGTTCACCATCTGAATGAGTCTCTTCAATGGTTTTACGTTTAATCGATAATTTTATGTATTTCTTTTGGCCTGGGGTACCAAGGCCATCCATCCCTGT